GATCTTGTTAGACACGGCAATGTGGGTCTTGGTATTGCTTTTGTTGGGTATAGCATTGGCAATGTCGGACTCTACCTAGCGGCTAAAAATGGCTAAGACTAAAGAGCGTAGCTCCAAAGAACTTCCCGTAACAGGACTGAACCTAAACTTCAGTAAGTCGCCTGAAGTCTATAAGTTCATTGAGTCTAACTCGTTTGTGCAAGGACTCATGGGGCCAGTAGGATCAGGCAAGTCGTATGCCTGTGCCGCCAAGATTATGATGAAGGCAGTACAACAAAAGCCTAGTCCGATTGACGGAATAAGGTACTCGCGATGGGCTGTGGTGCGTAACTCGTACCCAATGCTCAAGACCACAACGATCAAGACTTGGCTTGATCTGTTTCCAGAAAACACCTTCGGGCCGATGCTCTGGACGCCGCCGATTACCCACCATATACGCCTCCCATCTAGGGGAGACGCTTCCGGAATAGATATGGAAGTCATATTCCTTGCGCTCGACCAGCCAAAGGATGTCCGTAAGCTTTTGTCCTTGGAGCTAACCGGAGCTTGGGTCAATGAGGCTAGGGAGTTACCAAAAGCCGTAATCGACGGATTGACTCACCGGGTCGGACGCTATCCAACAAAACGCGATGGCGGCGCAACCTGGCACGGTATCTGGATGGATACAAACCCAATGGATGACGACCATTGGTGGTTCCGCTTGGCCGAAAAGGAAAAGATGACTGGGCAGTATGGCTGGTCATTTTTTAAGCAGCCAGGTGGGATTGTTGAGGTTTCCTCTGAGAACCTTCCAGATAACCCAGAGGCCAATGACCACATCTTTGCGTCTGGCAAATGGTGGAAGCTAAACTCCAAAGCAGAGAACATTGACAATTTGCCGGCAGGCTACTACCAGCAAATGCTGATGGGTAAGAACCTGGACTGGATTCGGTGCTACGCCGAGGGCAAGTACACCTACGTCCAAGAGGGCAGGCCAGTCTGGCCGGAGTACGACGACAATATGATGGTAGACGACGTTGAGTACGACCCAGCTCTGCCGATCCAAGTTGGCCTAGACTTTGGATTGACGCCAGCCGCAGTTATAGGCCAAAGACTAAACAATGGCCGATGGGTCATAGTCCATGAGATTGTAACCTTCGACATGGGCCTTGAAAGGTTTGGCCAGCAGCTATTGGCAGAACTAAACGCAAGATTTCCAAAGTGCCAGATTATGCTCTGGGGCGACCCGGCTGGTATGCAGCGAGATGCAATCTACGAGGTAACAGCCTTTGACCACTTGCGTACTCTAGGTCTTAGAGCCCAGCCTACGCATAGCAACGACTTCAAGGTTAGACGTGAAGCATCAGCCGCGCCTATGCAAAGACTGATCGCCGGAAAGCCTGGCCTCATTGTGAATAGGCAATGCAAGCTCCTCCGGAAAGCCCTTGCCGGCGGGTATCATTTTAAGCGTATTGCAGTTGGCGCGGGACAAGAAAGATTCCGCGACGCACCAAATAAAAATGAACATTCGCACGTTGGGGACGCTTTTGGGTATTTGTTACTCGGTGGCGGCGAACATAAACGTATGACGAAAAGTGGGTTGACCGCAGATACTAGGATAGCCCAAACGGTAGTAAACGCTGACTTTGATATCTTCGGTACTCGCTGAAAGGCTAAACCAGGCTAACAAAAGAAAGGGGCTATTCTTTATGCCCTTTTCTCCTGCTCATGTAGATAGGATCAAGGTCAGCTCTGAGGAAGTCATAGTGGTGGCTGGGCCTGACGAGATCAAAGGTTTGCTAACTACACAGGCATCCATGGGCGGGGCAGTAACCGCTTTTCTAAACATGGAGCCCATTGCCATCTTTGGATTTGTGTCTATCTGGAAGGGTGTCGCTGAGACATGGTTGGTGCCAGATGAGAAGGTAAGAGAAATCCCTGTAACCCTTACAAAGGTTGGCATCCGGGTAATGGATATCGCAATGATATCTATGGGATTGCACAGGATTCAATTAACCGTTAGAACTACGGATAAGCGCGCAGAGAAGTGGGCGTATGCCATAGGATTTAAGCGCGATGGTGTCTTACGCAAGTATGGCGTAGACGGGGTAGATTACTTAATGATGTCGAGGATCAAATGAGTGGATTATTTTCCAAACCCGATACCAGCGCGGCAGAACGTCAACTAGCCGAGCAGCGTAAAGAAAACGAGCGCCTGAAAACCCAGGCTGAAGAAGAACGCAAGGACTTGGCTGAACAGGCTTCGTCGCGTCGCCGGGCCCGTGTGCGCGGTGGATCACGGATGTTGTTATCTGAAACCCGTCTGTCTCCTGAATCTGGGATTCAGACTCTTGGTACTACTGGTACGGAAGGGATGTAATTATGGGTGGATTTGTTAGAAAAGTAAGCGGCGAAGATGAAAAGAACAGAATGGAAGAAGCTGCCCGCAAAGCTGAAGCAGAAAGAGTAAAAGCAAAAAACGAAAGCGAGCAAAAATTAAGAATGGCTGGAGAGGCTGCGGCCTCATCTAAGCGGGCTCGCCGTGGCGGGCTTATGGGCACAGCTAGCGTAACTGGCGGCGAGCAGACTCTTGGCTCCGGCCCCAATCTGTAAGAGATATCCATGGACAAAAAAGACAAGATGCAAAAGAAGGTCGCCAAGGTTATGCGCGAGTACAAGGCTGGCACTTTGCACTCTGGCAAGGGCGGCCCCGTGGTCAAGTCACAAAAGCAGGCTGTGGCCATCGCCATGTCTCAGGCAGGAATGGCTAAGAAATGAAGCCAGGACTCTACGCCAACATCCATAAAAAGCGTGAGCGCATAGCCGAGGGTTCTGGCGAGAAGATGCGCAAGCCCGGCTCGGCAGGAGCCCCAACAGACGAGGCTTTTAAGAAAGCGGCTAAAACCGCAATGAAGCCTAAGAAGTAATGGCTACCCAGTACGTCAGCAGGGAGTCGATGAACACGAAGTCACGTCATGTGACTTTGACGTTCATGGACAAGGACGAGGGACAAAGAGTAGTTGGATCTCCTGACCCGTTGCCAATGGCCGACATTAACCATGTGAGGCTGCACGAAGGTAGAGCCTTCTATGCATATTTTTTAAATGGTGATGCAAATCAATTAGCTGATAACGCATCTATTAACATTGCTGCCGCTTGGGCTGCTGGCAAATATCCCCACCTAGTATTTGATGTTAGATGTGGCGGTGATGCAGAGTTTACTATTTTTGAAAATGCAACTGTAACCGGTGGCACATCGTTTACCGCTATCAATCGTTATAGGTCATCGACCAATACAAGTTCAAGTGCAATACTAATTAACCCAACAGTTACCACTACTGGAACCGCAATAACCGGCGAGTTTCTTGCTGGAGGTTCTGGTGGTCAGGCTAGTGGAGCTGCCGCGTTTTCATTTCAATATGTTCTTGCCCCCTTAACAACATACTTGTTTAGGCTGACAAATAGAAGCGGTCAGGCGCACATGGCCCATGTAATGATTGAGTGGTACGAGTAATGTTACAGAAAAAATATCAGAATCCAAAAGGAGGTTTGAATGAAGCCGGCAGAAAGCACTTTGAGAACAAGGAAGGTGGCGACCTCAAAGCCCCGGTTAAGTCTGGCACGAACCCGCGGCGTGTTAGCTTTGCTGCGAGATTTGGCGGCATGGCTGGGCCTCTCACAGACGAAAAAGGCAGACCCACCCGTCTCAAGCTTGCCCTCAAAGCGTGGGGCTTCGGTAGCAAAGAAGCGGCGCGTAACTTCGCCCAAAGAAACAAAAAGGACTAGCAATGGCCGAAAGACTAAAGGTTGAAGATGTGCTGAAGCGTCACGATATGGCGCTTCGCAAGAAGGACGACTTCAGGGATTTATACGAGGACGCTTACGAGTTTGCTTTGCCGCAGCGCAACCTATACGACGGCTATTGGGAAGGCAAGGTAGGTGGCGCCAAGAAGATGAACCGGGTCTTTGACTCGACCGCTATCAACTCAGTTCAGAGGTTTGCCAATCGCCTTCAGTCTGGAATCTTCCCTCCACAGCGCAAGTGGTGTCGCTTAGAGCCGGGGCCGGACATTCCTGATGACCGCAAGCCAGAGGCTCAGTCTGCGTTAGATATCTATAACGAGAAGCTGTTTGCTACTCTCAAGCAGTCAAACTTTGACATTGCCATGGGCGAGTTTTTGCTCGACCTATCTGTTGGCACAGCCGTAATGATGGTTCAGCCCGGCGATGATTTAAGCCCGATCAACTTCATTCCAGTCCCGCAATACCTAGTTGCGTTTGAGGAAGGCGCTAACGGTCAGGTTGACAATGTCTATCGCCGTATGCGGATTAAGGCTGAGGCGGTTCAGCGCCAATGGCCAGACGCAACAATTCAAGGAACTCTTGCCAAGCTTATTAAGGATAAACCAACAGAGGATGTCGAACTTATTGAGGCAACGATTGTTGACCCTCGGCGTGGCGACTACTCGTACTATGTGATCCACAAAGAATCAAAGTCTGAAATTGTGTACCGCAAAATGAAGATCAGCCCGTGGGTGGTCAGCCGGTACATGAAGGTAGCAGGAGAAATCTATGGTCGAGGGCCGCTTATCACAGCGCTTCCGGATATCAAGACGCTCAATAAAACGCTTGAGCTACTTCTTAAAAACGCCAGCCTTGCTATTGCTGGTGTCTATACGGCAGCAGACGACGGCGTACTTAACCCCAACACGATCAAGATTGTCCCTGGAGCGATTATCCCGGTCGCTCGTAACGGAGGCCCGCAAGGTGAATCGCTGCGGGCGCTTCCACGTTCAGGTGATTTCAACGTATCGCAAATCGTCATCAACGATCTACGGCAAAACATCAAACGGATTCTCCTCGACGAGAGCCTTCCTCCCGACAATATGTCTGCACGCTCTGCAACAGAAGTCGTAGAACGGATGAAGGAGTTGAGCCAGAACCTAGGCTCGGCCTTTGGGCGTCTCATAAATGAGACAATGATCCCGTTGGTAAGCAAGATTCTGCAAGTTATGGACGACCGTGGACTGATTGACCTACCTTTGCGGGTCAATGGGCTAGAAGTTAAGGTGTCTGCCGTAGCTCCTCTGGCCATGGCTCAGAGCATGGAGGAAGTAAACAACATCCTCCAGTACGCTCAGATTGCAGCTCAGGCTGGCCCAGAAGGTCAGATGTCGGTCAAGACTGGCGAGATGCTGGATTACATTGCTGAAAAATTGGGCATCCCGCAGAGGTTGCGTACAACACCAGAGGAAAGAGAATTTATGAAACAGCAAGGTGCAGAGATGGCAGCCCAAGCTGCCGAAGCTAATCCTGAAATGGCCGCACAGGTTGTTGGGAAGATGATCTGATGGCCGGCGGCTGGGAAGATTTAGAAGCCGTCCAGACAGATATCCGAGAAGCAACAACGAAGTCAGATGACTTAAACAAGCTCTGCCTTCGGGTATTTGGCTCTGAGGATGGCCAAAAACTTATGCAATGGCTAGACCAAGCATACCTAGATCAGCCCGTTGCCGTGCCGGGTTCTGACCCAAGTTACGCGTTCTACCGAGAGGGACAGAATAGCGTGATTCGGGAGTTTATTGCACGGATAACTAAAGCAAGGAACCTGTAAATGGAAACCCAAGCAAGCGAGCCCAGCGCTCAAGGCGAAAGCCAAGAAGCTGGCCTACTCGACGGTGTATCACCCACCGATGAGCAGGGCCAGCAGGTAGACACGACTAAGACCCAGATTGAGCATTTGAGCCCAAAGGAGGATGACGACGAGCCGTTAGAGCGTCCCGACTGGTGGCCAGAGAACTTCTGGAAAAAAGACGAGGCATCACCAGACCTAGAGGCTATTGCTAAGTCTTGGCAAGATTTGCGCAAGCAGATCAGCCAGGGCAAGCACAAGGCTCCAGCAGACGGAAAGTACGACACTAGCGTTTTTGGAGACACGCCAGATGACGACCCATTACGCAGCACGGTATTAGGATGGGCTCAGGAATATGGGGTTAGCCAATCGGCACTAGATAAGTTAGTGGGCGATTACATGGCTATGGCTGGCGACCAGCAACAGCAGGTACGCATGAGTGTTGAGCAGGAGCGCAAGGCTCTTGGCCCAAATGCTGACGTAATGATTAAGGGTGCGGTTGACTGGGCTTCTGGCCTGGTGCGCAAGGGCATCTTTTCAACGGACGACTTTGAGGAGTTTAAGTATGCGGCTGGTACAGCCAAAGGCTTAAAGATGATGCTCAAGCTGCGCGAGTCTTACGAGAACATTAAGATTCCTGTGAACTCAGCCCCAATAGACGGAGTGGCCAGCAAGGACGAGCTATACGCTATGGTTGGCGATCCCAAGTACCAAAGCGATCCGGCATATCGAGCCAAGGTTGAGAAGATGTTTTCTCAGCATTTCAGTTAAAATACAGGCAACATTTTCCTCCTCGCCACTCTCCTTCGTGGCTTTAGTCCCTCTAGCCTGACTCCGGCTAGGGGGATTTTTTTTTGAACCCCTATTGCAAATGCGAATCATAACGATTAAAAATCGCATTAAGGCATACCAGAACACCGGCCCTTGACCACCTGGGAACAGGCGATTGGTGTCCGTAAGGCGCAAGCAGTAGGCCCAGGCATCTGTCTGGCTAACCGAAGCGACGAAACTTTTTTTAACTTTCAAGGAGATTCAAATGGCTGTTTCATTGTCAAATGCCTTTGTAACGCTCTTTGATGCTGAAGTTAAACAGGCTTACCAGGGTGTTGCTAAACTGGTTCCTGCTGTTCGTCAGCGTCGGGGTGTTGAAGGCTCAACTGTTAAGTTCCCAAAGGTCGGTAAAGGTATTGCGACTGCTCGCGTTCCCCAATCCGATGTAACCCCAATGAATGTCGGTTTCTCGACCGTTACTGCAACCATGCAGGACTGGAACGCTGCCGAGTATTCGGACATTTTCTCGCAGCAGAAAGTCAACTTCGACGAGCGTAATGAGCTTGTTAAGGTTGTTGCTAACGCTATTGGCCGTCGTCAAGACCAGCTCATCCTCAATGCCTTGGCTAATTCCAGCACAAGCGCGGTTGTTACTGAGGACGAGGGTGGTACAGACACAGGTCTGAACGTAGCCAAGCTTCGCGCAGCTAAGAAATTCATGGACAAGAACAACGTCCCGATGGAAGGCCGTAACATGGTTATCCACGCTAACAGCTTGGCTAGCCTTTTATCTGAGACTGCCGTTACGTCGGCTGATTTCAACACGGTTCGCGCTTTAGTGTCTGGCGAGCTAAACACGTTCCTCGGCTTTACCTTCCATACAATCGGTGATCGTGACGAAGGCGGCCTGCCTGTTGCATCGTCTGAGCGCAAGCTGTGGGCTTTCCACCGCGACGCAATCGGCTACGCAGAGGGCATTGCTCCCCGCACAGAGATCAATTACATCCCTGAGAAAACCAGCTGGTTAGTAAATGCTGTGTTCTCAGCCGGTGCAATTGCTATCGACGCAGAGGGTATTGTCGAAATCCAAACAACCGACTCGGTATAAGGAGATAGACAAATGGCTTATGCATCAACTGGCTTTGTAACTGTATGCGCTTCCAAGGCTGGAAACGCACCCTCGATGTACCTCTACAAGACGTCTGACACGCAGGCAACTGTAAATACCTCCGGGTATTTCAACGACCTGTCCAGCGTCCTGTCTGTTGGCGACATCATTTTTGTTTACGACACAACGACCCCGTCTTTGGTATTGACTTATGTCAACTCCAATTCAAGCGGCGTAGTTGACATCGCTGACGGTACAACTGTAAGCGCTACCGACAGCGACTAATTGAATAGGGATTACCCTATCAAGCATAGGGGTTGTGCCATCTTGTGTGGCGCAGCCCCTTCTCTTTTTGTAGACCTAGAAGCAGCCCGTAGGCTTAGACCAGACGCGGCAACACTAGGGGTAAAATTTGCCGCATCAGTCGTACCTGAGATTGAGCACGTTTGGACGCAGCACGGAGAGATGACTCTCAAGATCAAGGCTGCGGCTGGCAGGCCAATTTGGGTACACGCCAGGCCGCGCAGATTCCAAGTGGGGACAATAAACGGTGTCCCAAGTATGAAGGAGGCTTATGATGCTGTTGACTACCTTTGGCCGGGCCTACCATTTGCCGTAGGCTCAAGCGGCGTGGCTGGGGCGCTATGGGCTCGTCACGGCATGGGATTCCAAGAAGTCATAATGGCCGGTATTGGACTGGATTGCGGTTCCCTAGAATATGCCGCAAACTACCCCAATAAGTTTAGCCAGCACGAAGGATTTGCCAAAGCGACCCAAGTAGACCATTGGCTCAATCTTTTGAAGCGCCACCAGGAAGAAGGGCTGACCGAAGGTATATATTCCATGTCAGGCGCAACTCAGAAAGTATTGGGAAAACCATGCTAATTTCACAAGAATATAGGGATTTGAATGAGCATCTTCACAAAAATCCCAAATACGGCTCCCGCCGAAGGGAGGCGTTATACCGGGAGATTAGCGCTCTAATGGCTGAGACAAAGTCGCATACCCTACTGGATTACGGCTGCGGCAAGGGCGAGATGGCCAAACACCTGCCGGCAACGTCTTATGACCCATGCGTGGCAGAATTTTCGGCAAGACCAAAGCCACATGACGTAGTGGCCTGCTGCGACGTACTTGAGCACGTTGAGCCAGATCTGCTGACCAATGTGCTGGTTGACATCCGAAACCTAGCCAACAAAGGTGTGTATCTGGTGATCTCAACCAGGCCGGCGGTCAAGTTCCTAGCCGACGGCAGGAACGCTCACTTGATAGTAAAACCTATGGATTGGTGGCAAGAAGTTCTAACACAACACTTCCCTTTTTGGCAACTAACCATTACAAATAGAGATATCTCAGCAATAACCGTATTGGGAACAAAAAATGGCAGCAGGTGATACGTCAATAAAAATATGTTCGGCGGCCTTGCAACTGCTAGGCGCAAAGCCAATATCCTCGTTTAGCGAGGGAACTGATGCGGCAAACATTTCCGATTCCCTGTACCAGGACGTAAAAAAGCAGACCCTTCTGATCTATCCCTGGTCATTCGTTTACAAAAAGATTGCCTTAGCCCAGCTCCTGACGGCTCCGACTACTGAGTACCGTTACGCTTACCAGCTTCCTGGCGACCGGATTGGCCCACCCAGAATGGTAATGACTAGCGCCACGCCTGGGTCTGGCACGATCCGCAACTATCGAATCTTTGGCGACCAGCTCCTAACGGACGAGACAACCATCTACATAGATTATCCCTATGACGTACAAGAGTACGAGATGCCTGTGTACTTTATTCAGCTTATGAAGTACATGATGGCCTGGCATTTGGCTCTGCCAATTACCGACCAGACAGAGAAGGCGCAATACTGGCAGGGCGTGGCTGTTGGCTCGGCGGCAGAAAATGGCCGTGGGGGTTATACCCGCGTGGCCACGACCATGGACGGTCAGGGTCAGCCGGTTCCTGTTATCCAAGACTTCCCGTTAGTTGACGTGAGGTTCTAATGGCACGGTTTGTAACCGTTCAGACAAACTTTTCAAGCGGGGAATTAGACCCGCTTTTGCGTGCTCGCGTTGACTTGCCAGCCCACGCCAATGGGCTAGAGGAAGCAACCAATGTAATCGTCCAGCCGCAAGGCGGGGTGCGCCGCCGCCCAGGCACAAAGTATTTAATGAGCTTGCCAAACTCAAGCTCAGAGTCTGCCGGCAATGGCGTGCGCCTAGTGCCGTTTGAGTTCTCAACCAGCGACTCATATATGTTGTGTTTTACCCACAACCGTATGCACGTCTTTAAGAACAATGCTCAGGTCTTGGACATTAACGGCGGCACGCTGGACTATCTCGACACGTCAAGCTATGGCCTGACCGGGGCTAGACTTAGCACAATCAACTGGACTCAGTCTGCCGATACGCTGATTATTGTCCATCCCGATATCCAGCCAATTAAACTGGTGCGCGGAGCAACTGACGCAACCTGGACTGCTAGCAACGTCACATTTACGACCATTCCTTCGTATGCCTATACGGTCACAGCAGACGCTGGTCGCGCAGTAACTTTGACTCCTTCTGCCGTGTCTGGCAAGGTAACCCTGACCGCAGGTGCTGCGGCGTTTCACAACGGACTAACTGGAACGGCAACGGCGGGTGGAGCTAGCACAATAACTTTGCCGGCGGCAGCTATTGCGACAGATGACATTTATAACGGATCATCAATAACCATTACTAGCGGTACTGGCTCAGGCCAAACGAGAATCATTAGCGATTACGTTGGCGCAACAAAAGTTGCAACTGTATCTGTGGCGTGGGCTACGCAACCAAACAATACTTCTGTATTTACAATCGCAAACCTGATTGGGCAGTATGTCAACGCTGAGCCGCAGGGGCGAGCAAAGATTGTTTCATTCACCAGCGTAACGGTGGTCAAGGCAATCACAGAGTTCCCATTTTTTAATACAACAGCTATACAAGCTGCCGATTGGTCGTTTGAGCTTGGTTACGAAGATGTGTGGTCGAGCACTAGAGGTTGGCCATCATCGGTTACGTTCCATGAGGGACGTCTATTTTTTGGTGGGTCTAAGTCTAGGCCATCAACAATATGGGGTTCTAGGGTTGGGGACTTCTTTGACTTTGAGCCGGGCGAAGGCTTGGACGATGAGTCAGTAGAGGGAACGCTAGATACCAACACATTTAACTCAATCGTAGATATTACTTCTGCTAGAGACTTGCAGGTGTTTACGACCGGAGGCGAGTTCTTCTGCCCGCAACAGGGTCTTGAACCGATTACGCCAACTTCATTTTTTATGAAGGGCGTAAGCCGTAATGGCGTTAAGCCTGGAATCAAGGTATTACAACTTGAGTCAGGCACTTTGTACATTCAGCGCCAGGGCAAATCGTTGGAGGAATTTGCATATACAGATACTCAGGCAACCTATGTGTCGTCCAAGATTTCGCTACTGTCCGGCCATCTCCTTAAGACGCCAACACGAATGGCGTTGCGACGGACAGTAGCAACCGACGAAAATGACCTGCTTTTAATTGTCAATGGAACCGACGGTTCAATGGCCGTCTTTTCGCTTCTGCGTGCGCAGAACGTGATTGCGCCATCTGAGTTCACAACCGACGGTGAATTCATTGACGTATCGGTTGACCTGACTACGATCTACACGGTGGTAAAGCGTACGATAAATAGTACGACTCAGTATTACGTTGAGATTTTTAGTGACTCAACTCAGACCGATTGCGCAAAGACTGGCGGTGCTGCGGCCAGCGTGTCGATGTCCCATCTTGTTGGCAAGTCTGTTGACATTGTTTTAGACGGCGCGGTTCAGGCATCGCAAACGGTACCTGGGGGCGGGACGGTTACGTTTAGCCGTAGTGCAACAACGTCATATCAGGTTGGCCTGGATTACACGGTGCGAGTCAAGACCATGCCGGTGGAACTTAAGATATCTGCCGGAACAAGGATTGGATTCCAAAAACGTATTGTGGAAGTAAATGCAATTGTCTTAAATAGCCAGCACATGATTATCAACAACATTGAAGTTCCGTTTAAGAACTTTGGTGCCGGAATTTTGGACGAGGCAATTCAGGAGTATACCGGAATCAAAACGGTAAGTGGAATCTTGGGTTATAGCCAAGACGGCCAAATTACAGTCGAACAAAACATTCCTCTTAAACTGACCTTGCTTGGCTTGGAGTTTAAGATGTCTGTGTATCAGGGGTCGTAATATGGAAATAGTCGCAATAGCCGCAACAGTAGTTAGCGCCATTGGATCGTATCAACAGGGCGTCGCCACCAAGTCGCAATACAACCTACAAGCCAAGCAGGCAACGGTAGAGGGAGAGCGCAAGGCTGTGCAATACCAGCAACGATCAAACGATATCTTGCGACGGCTGACTAGAACAAATAGCGCTTTGGCCGCCCGTGGTTATGCCGGTGGCGTAGATCCGTTTAGCGGGTCTGTTGACATTGTGAGAGCTGCCAATGAAACCGCAGCTGGGCGCGAGTATTCAATCCTTCTGGCTGACGCAGATGCCGCGCTGCGCGGAGGTAAGTTCCAAGCCCAGATATATGAAAACGCCGGAGAAACAGCTTACAACCAAGGCATATTTAATGCCGTTGCCAAACTTGGCGCCGGAGCAGCCCAAAGCTTTGGAGGCAAACAATCTCCCGCCCCAATTGAAACAAGGTCGGTTTGATAATGGCAAAACTTCCTCAATTTCAAGAGTCAGGGTTAATCTCGGCAGATGTGCCTAGATTTGATTTTGCTGATATGCGCGAAACCGCCAAGGGTTACGGAAGCATATCCGAAAGCTTAGACAAGATTTCGCAGTTTGCTTTTGGCAAGGTAAAAGAGCAGGAAAAAGAAAAGAATAAAATTCTTGGCATCCAGCTTCGGGCAGATTCCGAGCTTGAAATTCAAAAGATTTTGGACAACCTGTCAGGTATGGCAGACCGTAATGAGCTGCCGTATGAACAGGCCCAAAAAGAAGTTCAGGCTTTGCAAGGTTTTGCTAGGGGCTTGGCTGAAGTAGACATTGATCAGGCGTCTGGGTTAATGAGGTCAATCTCAACTTCAGGTAATGCTTTGCTTCGCAAGGTGTCAGAAGTTGAAACGGCAAAATACGCCGCAGACATTGATGTTAAGTCTGCCGACCTTGTGCGCTCGCTTGGCAAAAACCTTCAAGACGTCTGGGGCTTGTATCGTAATGGCCAGATGACCGAGGACGAGGTAATCCAGTACGAAGCTGGTGCTCGCGGTGTAATGGCTGGAATGGCTGGCCAGAGCAAAGACACAATTAAAAGATACCTAGACGCAGACGGAGCGTTTGAGAAGGCCCGTATTAAAGCCCGCAATAATACGATGGTCACATATTTTAATAATCCTGAATTTGCAACTCGTCCATCTGATGCTTTAGGCAAATTGCGTGCAGGCGATGCCGGTGTGTTTAGCCCGGTTTGGGGCAAGTTAGACGACGACCAACGCGACACCCTAGTTCAGTCCATGCTAAAGCGCCAGGCCGATGACTTGCAGATCATTGACCGCGATAACAAGTTATCAATTGAGCGTAACCGTGCGCTCAACTACGAAGCTTACAATCGGTTTTACAAAGGCGAGATTGGCGGCGATGAGCTTCTTGCCGATATGTCTAAACGCGGGTACATACCAGGCCGTGAGGAATTAAACCAGATTCGCCAAGGCGATGTCCCTGGCGCTCCAGACAATTACTTTGGTGCCCTGCAATATAAAGCCCGCCAAGGGCAGATGGGTCTTGAGGAAGCTAATTCGCTATTTACTGGGCGACGCATTTCGCTCAAGCAGCGTAATGACTTATTTGGCTTGATTGACAAGACTGAGCGCCCGGACATTGCGCAGGCAAAAGAGTACATCTCAAACGCCATGACGCCAGATCCGATGAAGCCTACAACCAAGGGCGCCATCCGTAGGGCAGAAACAACTAACCGATTGATGGATGAGCTTTTTCAAGCGCAAGCCGCAGGCAAGCCGTTTGATGCCCGTGGCCGTGCTCAAGCTTTAGTTAGGGAGCGTCTTGACTCTGAGGACATGAAGGCTTTGCAAGAGGATCGTGCTCGTTTACGCCAAAAGCTAGAAAAGTCTGGCTTGTCGTATAACGAAGATTACACAGAGGAAACTCTAAAGCTAGCTGGACTAGACAATGCTAATGAGCGCAAAACAATTCTGCGTATTATTAAGTCTATCAAGGACAATCAATGAACACGCTAGAGAACGCATTTTTAGAAGCTCTTGCAGCTGATCTCCGTGTTGAGACTGAGCAGGCTCCAGCTGCAAAGGCAGCCGTCAACCCGCGCACAGGAAAGCCATTTCCAACTGGGGTAAGCCTAGAGCCAGCTATGGGAGCTGTTGCTGAGACTGTTGGCGCAGCGGCTAAAGGAGCCGCCCAAGGATTTGTAGGTCTGCCTGGAGACATAATCTCCTTGGCTCGCGGCGTGTACGAGCTTGGCAAATCAGGTGGCGACTTAGACTCCTTTTTAGCTGGACTTGAGAAACCTACTGGGCTACCTACAACTGAAGATTTGAAAGAAGTATTGGACGACATTGGACTCAAAGTGGGTTCCGGCGAATCTCCGGTAGAAACAATTGGCGAGCTTCTTGCGCCTGGTGGTTATGTCAAGGGCGCCAAGAAAGCTGGACGAGCCGTTAAGAAAATGACAGGGACTAAATAATGGCAATGCAACCTCTTGAGGAACGCTTAGACGAACTCAGCTCCGTTCAAAAGGATGTGGCTGATA